TTCACGATCGCGAACGCCCGGCTCTAGATCTATCCCAATATCGGCGTAATGTTCGGCCGGTGAGTAAGGCTCACCGTCTTTTTCTGAGTGTTTGGCCCAATATTGAGGGTCGGCGATATCCACCTCGAAATCGTCGCTAGTCAAGCCATAGGTATTTTTAGTATATTCCACAACTAGCCGCGCTTGTGAACTAGCAGCTAGCCCAGTTTCTTTAATCTCGTCAAAAATAATAATTTTTCCTTTTCGGTCAACGGCCGCAAACAAACAGACAAAGGGTGCCTTTGTTCCATAATCATAAAATCTATACAACTTATGAGTGTTAATTGAAAATTCCTTATTCCACCTGAACCTGGTATTTGGATCCATCATATCGATAACGTGAATATCTTCCTGCCATTTATCAAAAAACATTCCGGCGAACGCTCCCCAATCACCATGTAACCACATACGCCGTAAAGTTGGTTTTAAGTTTTTCAATCTCTTAACATAATCCGGATCGTTTTCCATGATAGAAGGGTTTTCAAAAACTAACGAGGGGATATATTGCCAGGAAACCCCGTTCTTGTCGATAAAAGGTTTCCCTGATTTCATTATTGTATAATCAATATCTAATTTTTTGTCATAAATGGTTTTTAGCGGCGTTGGCGGACAGCGATCAACATAGGTGCGCTTTAACCATCCGTGTCCGATATTTCCCGGATTCGCCGTTAAACATACTTGCGGCTTCAGTTCCGGATTGGTGGTACGGTTTGATGTTGCAATAGCATCGATCCAATCTTGCGGAAATTGGTTTGCTTCATCAAAACCAATAAAATTATAGTTACCACCGATATAGTCGTCAAGAGCGCGCCTGTCTTTACAATGTACCATGTAAATTTTTGCGCCGGAAGGAAATAAATAACGGCGATGCCGTTCCTGCCAAACACCGCCGTACATTGGATATAACTTCTCGGTTTCGGGCTTTAGATTTCTTTCTAGCTGAGGGCTAGTTCGGCGAATTAATATACCGGTGAAATCAGGATAATCGATTGAAACTTTATCGACAACAACTTCTACTTTTTTGCCGGCGGATTTGAGTACTGAATATTCTTTTTTAGTTATTTGTTTTCCGTTGTAATTATAATGCCATTTTCGAGCAGTAAAAGCACATTTCCAGGCGAGACCTATGCTGTTGTGTGTTACAATAAAATCATTTGTTAAATAAAGTCCGTTTGGATGTGAAACGGTTATGCAACGACCTTTAATTGAACCAATGTCTTCTATTTTTACAATTCGCCTATACATTGGTGTTTCTCTATGTCCCGTTGCTCTTTTTACTTTGCGTTCCAGTCTAAATAATTGTTTTTTGTCTCTGTGTTTAATGTAAACATCAAAACAATTTCTGCATTCTATATATTGACCATCTTTCTTATACCCTGCGGAATTTTCCGTTATCCTTGCTACACCACCAAGAGATCGAACAATAAATGCAACGTCTTCTGCGAGTTGTTTACTTGTACTGGAAAAAGAAACGTATTTTCTCTTGTCAATTGTACCGTCAGTATCCATTAAACCTTGTAGAACAGCACGTCTTGTTTGAATGCTGCCTAATTTATATTGTCGAGGAATAAATTTTTCCCACGATTTTTTATGTTCAAGTCCAAGTTTTTTTAATTCTTTTAATATAAAAATGCGACTATTGCCATTAAAGCTGAAACTTTTCCCATCCTTGCCTTCTGAATAACTATAACCAGCAAGTTCTTTTCTCATGTGATTATGGTCGATAGACGTTATGTTAATAGATTTAAGCCCAAAAGAGCCGTCGCCAAGCAGCATTCCAAGCAAATATGGATCAAGGGGGGATGGTGCCGAAGCAGTTACATTAAAATGCTGTTCTTTGCAAACTGGTATCAAGGGGTGATTTATATATTTCCTGCCAAGCATTTGTTGGTTTTGAGCATTTTTCAACCACTCCCTTAGCGTTTTTGTCTCTACCACTTGCGCCGATTCTTTACTACCAATACGTTTATTTTTATACTTACGCATTTTGTTGGCTCTCCAGGCAAGCCACAAATGACCATCTGCAACATCTGTATATGTTCCATCGTGGAAATGAACGCGAACCCCTTCAATATCAATAATGGGATGTAATTGTATAACTTTTGATATGCTACCATCTGGATTGTTTACAGCAGAACCAACTTTAATTTTAGAGATTTTTTGATAACCGTAGGGTGTTAATATTTCACCATTTGGGTATCTTATTAGCTTACCCGGCCCCCTTGCTCCGCCAAATAAGATGTTATCTGCCATTGAAGCAAGAAACTCGGTTTGCTTACCGGGGTGCGGCGAATATTTGGGTTGTATCATTCTCGATTTGTCAGATTAAACCATATAGCCAATTTTGTTGTTGTCTTGTTTCATATATAATTTCAATCGGAATAAATATAAAAATACAGCGTAGGCAGTTGCAAGAAATTTATTTAAATTATTTGGGCGGCTTCTATCTTATTGATTTAAAATGAGATAAGTCGGAAATAGGAACTTTATAATCATCACCATAAAAAGCGCGATCGTTCGGATAATCTTTGATTTTGCTGAATTTTATTGCGCCGGCGATCATGCCATCTTTACATCTGTCAATACTGAAATTCCCTTTTTTGTCGCGGCCGTTAATGAATATTTGGATTACCCAATCATAGTTTTTTCGTAGCCCGGCTGCATATTGATCTTTGGAATACAGTAAATTTAAATGCTCAAACGTGCCGTCGCAATAACTCGTCTTGGCGTCAAACTTTTGTCCGGCAATTAAAAAATCGAAATTATCAATTTCGCCGCCGTCATAACTTGATTCAAAAAGTATTCCGGCAACTTGAAGTATTTTTGTGAAAAGCAGTTCACCTAGACACCCGATAGTAAGATAGGTTAATCTCTCTTGGTAAGAAACTTTGAAGCGATCGTATTCTGTCCCTATTCGATTACGCGCTGAATTTTGCGCGATTTTTTTCATATTGTAATCGATGGTATGTAGGGTAGGTTTATTCATTTGGAAACACTATCATTCCTTTTTCAACTAGAAACAGATAACAGTCTTCCCATCCTTCGATATATTTGCCGTCGCATTTTTGTTCATAACCTTCGGCGTAACTTTCGCGCATTGATTTTTGACAATCTTCTTCGCTATACATTAATCGCTTTTCAAGAGGTTTTACCCTCTCACTTACATAACTTGCTGCAAATAAAATAACTATAACAAAAATTATAGATCCTGCAATATTTTTTATGTTCATTTTTACCTCGTTATTCTTCTGTCTTTACCGGTTAGTTCAAATTTATTATTGCCAACTATCCCTGCAACTCTCGAAATTATCCTAGCGTCATAAGGTAGTTCGCCAATCGACAAATTAGACGTAAATCCTGTGTAAAAACCATTGGAATATCTATGTTCAAGTAATCTCATTAAAAGATCATCAGTATAATCGCTCCTTTTCTCGGCACCAATATCGTCAATTACAAGATGCTTGCAATTAATCAAGATTTTTTCTTTTTCTCTGCGATTATATCCCAAATAGATGTCTAAGTCTAGGGGCGTGTTTCTGAGTTCATCTGTTTTAATTGCCCAGTTATCCAACCTCAACCATGGATATCCACCATAAATACCGCTCTTTTCGTTTTTTTCTTGTAATTTCATTAAAGCATTATTCCATTTATGTAGTAATCCATAGCAATTGTGTGTTTTTCCGCTGCCTATGCTACCCCAGAGATACCAGGAATTTTCCCAGTCGAGTTTAATCGAAGTGCTTAATTCGGCTTTCTCATAAATCTTCATATTGTTTTTTATCCCCTATTGATGTTCTTTTTGATTTATTTGATAGTTCCGGTTTATATTTATCCCAGAACAATCCTTGGTAGTTATTTTCTATTGAATGATTGACTACCCATTTTATTTTATCAATGTCCTCTGAATTAAATCTTTTAATTAGAAGTGCTATGGTATCTGCGTTTTTTATTGGTTTTTTGATTGATTTTCTATATTCAAGCCATTTATCATAAAACGGCTTTACATTACTTCGAACTTTATTTTTTTTATGAATTTTATCCGCTTGCTGATTTTTTGTTTCACTTTCTATTTCACTTTCAATTTCCCCTTTCACTTTCACTTTCAATTTAAGCAAACCATTTCGAATGGTTTCATAACCATTTAGAACCGTTTGGGAACCATTTCCTATAATACTGTTTTTTATATGCTTAGGAAGTTGGTTAAAAATTTTCTCAACATTGATTTGCATATTGGCGTTTAATTTTTGATTTTTTAAAAAATTAGGAATTATAACAAAATTACCATTATAGAAGGCTTTCGAATCCTTTGCAAACCGTTCGAAACCATTCCGAACCGTTTGTTCAGTTAAGCCACTCTCATAGCTTATTCGCTTCAATGATATCTCATATATACCAAGTAAATTAGTTTGTGGATTCGTTAATAAGTATAGATATAAGAGTTTTTCATTTGGGCTTAGTCCCTCAATCCACGGATCTTCCCAGAACTTGGTTTGTATGCTACGTGATTTATCTGCCATATTCTACTCTAAATCAATTTTTTTGTTGACTGTAATTTTTTTCAATAACTTCCTTTTCTTTTCCCTCGTTGTCGCGGCTTTTGTGCCATTCGATCACTTTTTCGAGGTCATATCGCAGCGATTTTTTACTACCAACAAAAGGCATACCCGCGTCCCGCCAATTTTGTATAGTTTGGTATGTTAC